ATATGGCTATCTTGTATATCCTGTGCAATAAATCCAAAATTATTTTCTTTCGCACCTTTATAGTTATATGTGGCAAACCTAAACTCTCTAATAAAATCAATAAATGTTTGTTTTTTTATTTTAGAATTAAGCCCTATTACATCTACTTCACTTAAATATTCAATATTCTCTTTTAAGTTTCTATCAGACATTTGAGATAAAGTTCCTGAACACAATAAAGTTGAACCATCATTTTGAAGTCTATATGTATAATCCGATGTACTAGCTTTTGAGTTATGAAAATCAACATACTTTCCAATTTCCATAACACCTTGATCATTTACTAAAGGTATTAATTCCCATCTTCTATTATTTGAATGCCCTCCAACATGAAGCCCATTAATATGAAGAGTATGAACATCATAAAATTTTCTTGTTGGCACTCCAAGATAGCCCCCTTCATTTCTATGAGGCACTATGCCACCACTTCTAGTCATAAGCCATTCTGACCCATCAGCAAAAATTGTTGGGATTCTTGAGCCATTTACGACTGGATCAGAAGAATATTCAAACTGCACTGCACCGACTTGTGTTAATGTATAACTTATAGAAGCGCTACCATTAAATGATTGTGTTGCATTCCCTATTGTAATATTTCTTGCATTTTGTAGCCTTGTGGCTGTATCTGCATTACCTTGAACATTACCAATAACCTTAGAAGAATTTCCCATAGTCAAATTACCAGTCATTGTCCCACCAGTTAAAGGAAGATAGCTTTTAAATTTATTCTCTAATAGCGTTAAAAATGCGCTAAGTGTACTGTTTCCATGCTTAACAATATCAGAAGAAGTATGCGGGTAATAAACATCACCAGTTGCACTTTGAATTTCTATTTTATTTACAGCCATTTTATCCCCTCCTTTAAGGAACTACCTTGAAAAATAATTTAACTTGTTGAGCCGTATTGTAACTAGTGCCAACTCTTACTGTTTCTCCAGTATCTCCCTTATCGCCCTTTGGCCCTTGTGGGCCAGTTGCTCCTTGTAAACCTCTAGGCCCTTGTGTCCCAGCATCTCCTTTAACTCCTTGTGGCCCTTGGGCTCCAGTAGCTCCTCTTTCTCCTTGCGGACCTTTAATGTTAACGCTAGTTGGATTATTTAAACCACCATTATTACTCCATGATAGAACTCCAGCGGAGCTAACGGTAGGGGTGAATGTTGTTCCGTTTGCACCTCTAGCCCCAGTTTCCCCTTTAGCCCCTTGGGTTCCCGCAGGCCCTTGAATACCTTGCAGTCCTCTTTCCCCTTGAGGCCCTTTAATATTAACACTTGCTGGGTTAGCTAAACTGCCATTATTAGTCCAAGATAACACCCCTGTGGAACTAACTGAAGGCGTAAATGTTGTTCCAGTTGCACCTTTAGCACCTGCTGCTCCTGTCGCCCCAGTTTGTCCTCTTAATTTTCCACTATCATATTTTTGTTGAAATGTTTCCCCATCAGTAAAGGTAACCGCATCAGCTGAAGTAAGTGGATCTACATCTTCTATAACTGCTCCTGTATTTTCGTTTAATAATTGTATTTGAACTTTTTTCTTTGCCATTTTTCTATCTCCTTTTAAACTTTTATTCCTAAGTTTGGACTAACCCTTATTGTTACATTTCCACCAGTACCACTATTCACTTTATCTGTTATTTTACAGTAGATAGTATTTTGTTTTCTTTGTGATATTGCTGGTAATGTTTCTGATACTACAATTTCTAACTTATTCTGAAGTTTAGATAAAATATTAAATACCGTTCTATCTAATGCCTCTATATTATACTGATCCTTTGTTTTAAATCTTAAATCCTCAATGTTGCTTTGCTGTATACTAAGAACTTGTGAGCCAACTAAAATTTTAGCTAATAGAACTTGATTTCTATTAGCTGTTGGAATTGTTGGATTTGCACTTGGCTGTCCTCTTAATGCTTTAATTTCTCCAGTGCTCATATCAGCAACAATTAAATCATATCTATTAAATGTTGTTGTATTAGCAGTTATTTTTATATTTTCAGTAGTATCAGAAGCTAGAAATTTTCCTTCAAAACTACATTGACCAGTGCTAACATTTATACTTAGATCTGGACTATCTAATGCTGAAACTTTAAAACTATCAGCATAAATAGTTTTTTCAACATGAGTTTTTGAATCCATTTGTATAACATCTTCAACATAATATCTAGTTGCTTCTTCATTATCTATATTAAACTCAACTGGATATAACTTTACCATTTTCCCCCTCCTTTAAAATCTATATACTTTTGGCGATTCTTCTCTAAACATACAATTTCCAAGTTCTATATTCATAGTTTCTGTTTTACAATCAATTGTAAACTCTATTATTTTTATCTCTGTATTTAAGGATATTTCTTTTAAAATCAAGCTAATATTATCACCAACCTCAACATCAAAAATATTAAAAGTATCACAATTAGATACATTTAAAGAAATTGATATTAATGGATTTTTACATTTATTTAGTTCATCTTCTACATATTTATCTAATGTACTTTGTAATCTTATATCATTTACAACTAATTCTTTAGAAAAAACTCCATATTTGTATATAGAGTTTAAATCTTTAGCTTCAGCTATTATACTATGCTCTATATCCGAATCATCTGTATATGTATTTTTAGCTACTATATAATTATAAATTTCACCACTGCTGGTAATAGATAAAGTTTTATTTACATTAATATCTGAATTTATTTCATAATATGTTTTATCAATTCCTAGTGATGTATATAAATTTAGCTTTCTATTTTTATCAATTTGCCAAAAATAATTTGCATCTGTAGTAAATTCATCAAGTTTATCATAAAAATTATCATTCCAATTAATAATTCTGGTAGTTTGAAGATTGTTTTTATGGGCAGTACCTTGTGAAACACCTGTGTTATACATATTATTTATAACATTTAGCATATTATATAAAACTTTATCATACTCACCTGTAAAAACATTATTATCTTGTCTTATATACATAGTAAATAATTTATCTTGTATAAGCCTACCATAACCAAAACAATCAATAGTAAAAAAAGAAGTATGAGGATTAGAGTTATATATAACTCCCCACCATAGTAATTCTTCCCTTGCAGAAATATGCTGATCTCATTTATTCTTCTATAGATCTCTATATGATTATTATTTTGCAATATATCTTCAGTTGTTTTAATACTTCTTGGTAAAGTCAAACTAGCTTTCCATATACCATTTAAAGTTTTTGTGTAAGTAAGTTCACTTATCTCATATACTTCTTCTAAAATTATATGCTCTTTATTAAAAATTTTTATATAATAATCATTACTAATTAAACCCATACTTCTCGCCACTTAACAGTTGCCACTGCTTTACTTCCTGTATATACTATTTCTAAATTATTTTCTCCAGGTAATAAACTTATCCATGTACATGTTTTATTTTTTATAACAGATTTCTGCACTCCTGTTTCATCTACCTTATAAACACCCCTACTACTTAATCTACAATCAACTATTAACTTCTCATTAACAGATAAATCAATATTAACTTTTAAAGTTTCAGCACTTGTCTTATTTTTAATAGTTACAGATGTTACTTCATCACCTTTTAATTCAATAAGTGGAAACACTGTATAATAACAACTATTTAAAGCTATACCATTATTCCCAATTTCTCTTTCATTAAAAGAAAAGCCTTTTGATGAAAAATTAAACCCACTAGAATAAAAGATAAATCCTCCATCTTTTCTTTTTCCTAAGCTTAATTCTTTAAAATCTCTTTTAAGAACATAAGGATTGGGAGATATTAAAACAGCTTGTATAATATTAAATTCTTGATATGAAATACTTTCTTTTATACATTCTATATAAAAATAGTCTTCTTCACCTTCATATTTAAATTCTATCTGTATTTTTTTTTGATTAAGCAAAAAATTTAAATGCTTATAGTGTTTAATTTGTTCCATAAGTCCTATGGAATCCTGAACTGCTATCTGCATATTAATTGATTTAGAATTGATTTTTGTAGTTCCAACTGTACTCCCATCACTTATTAAATCATTTAAGTTATTGCTATTAGTACTATTAAATACTCCCTCTATATTAGCTATAAAAATTGATGAAGGTATTAATTGAATTCCATTTAGAATTAAATTCGCTAATACCATAATCCTCCTTCCTTATTTTGCTGAATTAAATACGCTTCTTAAATAACTTTTATTAGCATCTTCAGAACCTTTATCAACAAAATTAGAATTATACATATTTATAATTATATTTTTTTCATTTTGAATACCTTTAAAAGCTTCAATTATTGCTTTATTAACATTATTTGCATATATACTCATAGATGAAGATAACTTAGAATCTATCATATTACTCATTTTTCTAGTAGTCATTGTAGCATTTGTTACATATGAATTAGCAGGTATATACGCTAGCTCCCCTCTAGTAACTTCCCCTAAATTAATTGCTCTTGAATTATTTGGAGTATCAATAAGTTCTACACCAGCTTCATTTATATTATATAAACCAGATTCCAATACACTTCCTCCAGTTTCTCTGTTTCCTGTTATAAAATCTCCAACACTTCCTATAGCATTAGCTATCTTACTACCAACATTTGAAACAAAATTCTTCACAGACATACTTAAACTATCTAACTTGCTTATTGCTCCACTAGTATCAATATCAACAGAATACTTTTTATTACCTATTTCCATTAATGCAGATTTAGTTCCATCAGCATTTTCACTAACTTCTTGTAAATTACCTATAATCTCTCCATTCTTATTCATTATATTATTACTTGCATCTACCCAAACCTTAGAAGCATTATTTATTGAACTTTTAATTGTATCCTCTTTAATTTGTATTTCTTTTGCCATACTTCCAACATTATTAGCTATTTCCTTAGAATATCCACCAACAGTTCCATTCATAGTATTAAATACACCTATTACTTCTTTAGTATTTTTATCAACTTCTACATACATTTCAGTAGTTTTTCCAGTAACAGTATTCTCGATATTATACCAACCACTTTCTGTTATTGTACTCATTCCAGCATACTGTTCTTCTAAGTTTTTAAGTATATTTTGTTTCTTCATGTCTTGATTTGTCAATTCTTCACCATTAAATTTATTTATCTTTTCCATTAATGAAGAATAATTATTTTCAGCCATGGAAATTTTATCTTGCCACAACGTTTCTTCTATATTTATTTCAGCATCTCTTTGTTTAATTACATTCTGTAACTTCTCTTGAGCAAATGCTAATTCCTCTCCAGAAAGTGTGCTCATTCCAATTTCAGCAGCTTCAATCATTGCATTATATTTTTCGTTTATAGCTTCTATATTTTTTTCTTTAGCTTCATATTCTGCCTTCAATATATTGCTTAATCCCTCTGTTGTATTAACTTGATATCTATCCCAAAAGCCTTGTTGAGCTTGTAATTTCTCTTCTGCTTCTAAATTTAATCTATCAATTAGTGCTTGCCCCATTTCTTGCTCTAATCTTAAAATTTCAGAGTATTCTTCTTCAGTTAATCCAACATTATTATTTTTAGCATTAGTTAATATTTCATTAATCCTATTTGCTCTTTCTTGAATTCCTTGTATAGCTTCAGTAGTTCCTTTTTTCATGCTATCTAACACAGCTTGTTCCTGTTCATCTATAATTCCATCTATATTAAACATATTTTTCATAGCTTCATACGCTGGATCTTGATTATTCTCTATAGAACTTATTATATTTTGACAAAATTTATTAACTTTTTCTGTTATAGCTGACAATTCATTATCATCTATAATTCCATTAAAATTTGCTCCTTGAATAGCTAAATTAATATCATTTACTCCTGTGGTTATAGTTTCTAAAGTATCTGTAGTTGCTTCTGAAACTTTATCTCCCCATTCTCTATATACATCACCACTTGATATTAATTCTTCTTTTGTTTTTAAAGTTATTCCATTTAATGATGCTAATGCTCTCTCCATTAAGCCATAATCTTCTTTTGCTTTTGTAACAGTCGAATCCATAACATCATTATATTCATGCCATGCATATACTCCTACCCCTAAAGCTGTTCCAACACCTGCTATTCCTGCTACTAATGCACTCATAGAAATTCCACTCATTAATCCTAATCCAGTTTTTAAAACAGTTGTAGATTTTGCAGCTGTATTCATAGCTGTTGTTGCTGCAC